ATGGACATCGTGGGGGACGTTGTCAGCGAGTGGATGAAGTTTGCTGAGAACCGCAAGACGATTGTTTTTGGAGCAACGATTAAGCATTGCAAAGAGTTGGCACAGCAGTTCGTCAACAACGGCATCATGGCCGCGGTGTTCACTTCAGAGACTACGGCGAAAGAGCGTGAAGCCTTGTTGGAAGAGTACCGCAAGCCTGACAGTTGGCTGAAGGTGCTCATCTCTGTGGAGGCATTGGCCAAGGGGTTTGACGTGCCTGACGTTGGTTGTGTGTGTGATGCACGACCACTGCGCAAGTCGTTGAGCACTGCCATCCAGATGTGGGGCCGAGGTCTGAGGTCGTCACCGGCAACCGGAAAGAAGGACTGCTACCTTTTGGACTTCTCGGGCAACATCATTCGGTTTGCTGAAGACTTCACCGACGTGTTTTTTAACGGCTTGGAGAAGTTGGACGACGGCGAGAAGATGGACAAGACGATCCGCAAAGACGATGAGTATGAGATGAAGGGTTGCCCTCGATGCGGTTACAAGCCTTTTCATAAGCGTTGTATGGCGTGTGGCCACGAAAAGATTGAGCCGGCGTTGAAAGAGGCGTTGCCAGGTCACATGCAAGAGATCACCATCGGTGAAGGCAAGAACAAAAAGAAACTGGCCGACAACGCTGAACACCTATGGCATCAAGTTTCATCGTATGCCCGTCATCACAGTGCGCCTGAAAAGCAAGCGGCAAGGGCTTGGCACCTATACAAGAAGATCACTGGCCAAGAGACGCAGTGGGCGTTTTCAACGGCTCCAATGGTGGAGATCAGCCGTAACGTACAAAACAAAATCACACAATTAAATCTGCAATGGAAAAAGGGAGCAGGACGATGACTTTTCTCGACTTCGCAAGATCACATGGGTTGGACATTGACCCATCCAAGTTCTACGCATCTGACAAGATCCGACGTTGTGGCACGCTGGACAAGCCACGTTCCCTGAATGGTTCGTGGCTGTGGGATGGCCAGCGCGGTTGGATTTTCAACTGGTCAGACGAAGCCCGAACAATCTGGTTTGAAGATCCGCACGCCAAGCCTTGGACGCCAGAAGAGAAGCGTGAGTGGATGCTCAAGCGCCAAGTGGCCAACGCCCAAAAGGACAATTCCTACGAATTGGCCGCACAAAAGGCTGACATCATCTTGCGCTCGGCCAAGATGGACAACCACCCCTACCTCGAGATCAAGGGCTTTCCTGATGAGAAGGGGTTGGTGCTGGACGATAAGCTGTTGATCCCCATGCGCAACGTGGTGACGAACAAACTGCAGGGTTTCCAAGAGATCTGGTGGGACGAACCGAACCGCAAGTACAACAAGAAGATGCTGGCCGGCATGCGTGCCAAGAATGCTGTGCTGTACATGGGCGATAGAGACGCTCAGGAGGCTTGGTTGGTTGAAGGGTATGCCACAGGCCTATCCCTGCACGCCGCGCTTCGTAGCAGCGGTTCTAGGGCGTCTGTAGTGGTGTGTTTTAGTGCCGGCAACTTGGTGGCCGTGGCTGACCAGATCAAAGGCAAGCGATTTGTATTTGCGGACAACGACGAGAGCAAGACTGGCGAGAAGTCTGCCATTCAGACTGGCCTGCCTTGGACGATGGCCGACACTGTTGGCTGGGATGCCAACGATTTGCATAAAAACAACGGATTGTTTGCAGTTGTGAAGAAAATTATGGACACACGTACCAAATCTGTATAATGCAAACCGTTGTCGTAGTGGGCAGCAAAGGTTAAGCCGTTTACTCATGTGTCCTACCCCTGTAAAAAGGGGCCACTACTAGGACTCATGGTTAAACGGCTTTTTTGTTTTCTGCTACGCCAACTATGTCTCAAAGGTCTATCGGGTTTTGGGTTGGCATGAGGGAAGCGTAGGAAGCCGCAAGGTGTAGTCCGCAGTCCACCAACTCTACAACGTTCTGATTTGAGGCGAGAGCGCACAGAAGATGCAAGCGCAAACAGGGGAACACCAGTTTCTGTCCGTGGTTCATTCTGCGGGTGGCGGGGCTGGTTCAGGGGCTGTGCAAGACGACGCAATGGGTCGGAAAGTCCTGAAGGTTGATCACCACGCAGTGAGTCAACTCCCACACGGAACACTCAATGGCTCCAATTACTGATGGGAAGTTGCCGGATGACGCTCAAGGGTGTCTGAAGGCAGATTCTTGCCCAGCCGAGCCTAATTCACCAACCCTGATAAAGGTGCGCCATGAGAATCAACTTAACTTGTCCATATGCAGACAAAGACAAAGCAAAATCACTTGGTGCTAGATGGGATGGTGAGCGCAAAGTCTGGTACATCGTAGATGTGGATGACTTGAAGCCTTTCGCTCAGTGGTTGCCAATACTGAATCGTGTTTCATCAGACATGCTTCCCCGTAAAAAAGACAATCACAAGACTGTATCAACTGGACATGGTGAATTTCGCCCTAGGTGCGCCTGTGATGTTTTGCCTTGGGAAGACTGTGAGCACAGTGAAGCAGATGCACAAAAAGAATTGCAAGAAATTTTGGATCTGCCCTTCTAATTGCTCTAATTTCATGTTAAACTTCTGCTCACGGCAATGAGCCGGTTCAACCGAGGAATGACATGATTGATCCAGACCGCTACTACATCTTTGACTGCAACGGCAAGATGGTTGGCAACCCATTCGGCTACAAGACCCACAGCGCGGCGTCTGCACAGACCAACCGCAAAGGCGCAACGATCTACATCCAGATCTGGAATGCTTTTCGTGCATCACGCGCCATTAATCCAAACAACAACTTGGTCAACATGATCAAACAAGGGGCAGTGATATGAAATACAAGTTGACCTACAGCATGATGGACGTGATGTTGGCTGACCCTGACAAGCCCATGAAGGCGGCACCACGTTTGCGCCAGTTGACGTATATGTGGGGTGGCTTGGCGTCTCTTGAAAAAGAGAAAGACCCAACACAGAAAGACTGGCTGGCAGTGTCTGACGCCATCAACATGATGGAGACGCTGGTGGAGATGGGCTTTGCACGAGACGACGACAACTTGATCCAAGAGGCTGTGTTGGTCATGAAGGCATGCACTGACCGCTACCAAAACGGCAACCCTTTGCGGTTGACTGGTTCCGGCATTCAACTGATCCGAGGTATCTTGGAAGACTACGCTTACCTGATTGAGAACTTGGACGAACGCACGATGGTGCACGCCCACCGCAAGACTGAGATGCGAATTCAAGACATTTTGTTTGGCCGTGCCAAGCCCCATGATGTACAGGTGACGGCATGACACAAGAAGAAATTTTGGAACTTGGCAAATCGCTAGGGAGCAATGGTTGGTGCATGGATGACGACAGCTTAGTTGTTTTTGCCAAAATTATTGAAGACAAATCGTATCGCGCAGGAGTCAAGCAAGGTTGGCGTGAATGCATGGACGAATATCAAATTCCCTACCTATGACCGAAGCCGAACAAACCGAAGAGAACATATGGAAGCGCCGCTACCTCAAATTGGTAGAGGAAGGGCTTGATCCAGACGAGGCACATGATTTGGCCGCACAGATGATGATGCGTGACCGTGACCCCTACGACGACCGCCGTGTGTGCCCAGAATGCACACACTACAAGAACAAGCTGTGCAACAAGATTTTGGAAAAGAACAAACCAACACAGCAACTGCGGTTCATCTTGCAACGCTGTGACCATTTTGAATTAAGAGGCAAGAGATGAGAATCGTGTGTTGGTTTAGCTGCGGAGCCGCAAGCGCAGTCGCTACAAAACTTGCCATAGCTGAAAACGCTGGCAAACTGCCTTTAATCATTGCTTACACAGAGGTGGCAGAAGAACACACAGACAACAAGAGATTTCTCAAAGATTGTGAGGCTTGGTTTGGTCAAGAAATTCAAATCCTGCGGAATGATTTTTATGAAGGCTCAATTTATCGGGTGTTTGAAAAAAACTACATCCGAACACCAAAAGGCGCACCATGCACAAGAGCATTGAAAAAACAGGTACGTCAGCGTTTTGAAGAAGTAACCGACCGACAAGTTTTTGGTTACACGGCTGAAGAACAAGCCCGTCTAGACCGATTCATTGATGCCAACAATGGTGTAGACATTTGGACACCGCTAATTGACAAAGGACTATCTAAAGAAGATTGTTTGGCTATGTTGCGAAATGCAAACATTGAATTACCGGAAATGTATCGCCTTGGCTATCACAACAACAACTGCATCGGTTGCGTCAAAGGCGGTATGGGCTATTGGAACAAGATTAAAGTGGATTTTCCTGAACACTTTGACCGAATGGCCAAGCTAGAGCGTTTTAAAAAGCAGACTGTATTTAAAGACCGTTACCTTGATGAACTCAAACCATCAGACGGGCATTATCCATCTGAACAAAATATTGAATGTTCTATTTTTTGCCAAATGGCAGAGGAAGATTACAAATGATGTACCTTGGGATAGACCCTGGCTTCACTGGCGCATGGGGATTGATTGACCACCACGGTGCATATCAATCGTGCGGTGACATGCTGAACAACGGCAAACACATCCTGTCTCGAGCAGTGCATGGTGAAATCACTCAAGCAATCGACCGACAAGACTTGCAAGGCGTAATTGAGTTTGTGCATAGCATGCCGGCGCAGGGGGTTGCATCAAGTTTTAAGTTTGGCATGGCGTATGGCGCAGCAATTGCAATCATGGAGCGCCTTCACTGCCCTTGGCACATGGTCACGCCACAAAAGTGGAAAAAAGATTTGGGGCTGACTTCTGACAAAAACTTGTCTTTGGACATGGCGCGAGAACTGTGGCCAACCGCACCACTGACACGCAAGAGGGACAACGGCAGGGCAGAAAGTTTGCTCATGGCTGAATGGTTACGCAGACAGGATACAAAATGAATCAAAAAGAGATCAACAACGCAGTCGATTACTTGTACACCCACGGCCAAAAATATGCGCAGGCCAAAGCTGAGGTGACGTACATCGAAGAGTTCCGCAAGAGCAAGAAGGCCATGCTGATGAAGACGGCTATGGAGAACGGCTGTAAGAGCGCCGCAGCAGCCGAAATAGAGGCTTATTCAGACCCAAGCTACATTGAGTTGCTGAAGGGCCTTAAAGCGGCTGTAGAGGCCTCAGAAGGGATGCGCTGGGGGTTAATCGCTGCACAGGCACGCATAGAGTGCTGGCGGTCAATGGAAGCGTCAAACCGAGTGATGGACAGGGCTGTATCGTGAAGGAGAATTTAAATGAGTTGGCTCTTTTCGCAGGCGCTGGTGGAGGAATACTTGCAGGGAAACTTCTCGGATGGCGAACCGTCTGTGCAGTTGAATGGGAGCCGTACCCAGCAAGCGTATTGTGCGCCCGACAAAATGACGGACTTCTCCCGCCTTTCCCGATTTGGGATGACGTACAAACCTTTGACGG